TAATAAGATGGCAAAAGGAAAGAAATATGCAGAACCAGAAGGATATTTTCCTAAGGATTTAAGAAAAAAATACAGCTTAGGCGAATATGCAAAGGATAAGGCGAAAGCGTCAGGAACAAAGAAGAAAAAGACAGCAAAATAATTTTTTAAAGCAAGGTGTAAAAAACATCTTGCTTTTTTTATGCGAAAAAAATAGAAAGGAAATACAGCAATGGGCGGACGAGGAGCAAACAGCGGAGACTTAGGCGGTGGAAATGCTAGCAGTTTGAACAGCGAAAAGGCTGGCGATATTTGGAACTACCGACATAATGAAAACAATGAACAGTTTGTCGACAATATCAATCAGACTGTTAGAGAAATGGCGGAATCTTATGACGGATTAATGAATACAATCAATGACATATATATGGCGAAAGTAAAAGATAACCCGACAGTTATGGCGTTCTGGGACATCGACCACGGAGAATTAGGAATAAATACAAGATATGGGAACATTGAGAAGATGGCGAGCGCTTACGATGATTGCGTTAAAAAAGGCTATCACCCAGGCAGGGGCAATAAGACAGCAGAGCAGGCGGTAATAGCTCACGAGTTAGGGCATTCATTAACCAGCGTAGCAATGCAGAAATTAAGGAGCAATAATTTTGATGATGTTTCTAAGAAAATTATGAAAGAAGCGCAGAACATACTCAACAAGGGATTAAAGAAAAAGAAATACCCAGGCACAAGGAAAATCGCAACTAAGATTTCAGAGTATGCGACTAGCAGTAACGCCGAATGCATAGCAGAAGCAACAGCCGATGTATACTGTAACGGCTCAAAAGCAAAGGCAGAAAGTAAAGCAGTTGTTCAGGCGCTGAAAGGATTTATGAAATAAAGAAATTAATTAGAAAGGCAGGTGATGGCAATTGAAGAAAAGCAGTTTTAGCAATATGACAGCGGAAGAACGCGCAGAGATGGGAAGGAAAGGCGGCATCAATTCAGGAATCAGCAGAAGAAAAAAAGCTGCAATGAAAGAAACACTTGAATTGCTTCTTGAATTGCCATTACATAGCGACGGAACAGTAACAGCCGAAGATGTAAAGAGCTTTGCAGATTTGAAGGGAAAGAACATAGACATCCAGACAGCTATATTAGTAGCACAGATTCAAAAAGCGCTTAAAGGTTCGGTAGCAAGCGCCGAATTTTTGAGGGACACGGCAGGAGAGCGACCAGAAGACATCATTAACCTTAATGCAGGTGAAGAAGATACAAGCTTGAATATCAATATAAGCTATGGAAACACTCCAAAAGAAGGTGATTAGCGGATGGATATTAATGTAGAGCTTAACCCTGATTTTGCCGTTGTGAATCAAAGCACAAAAAGATATGTAATTATGAAAGGTTCGGCAGGTTCGGGTAAGTCGGTAGATACCGCTATGAATTACATATTAAGGCTAATGAAAGACCCGGGCAGGAATCTGCTATGCGTCAGAAAATCAGATATTACCAACAGAGATAGCACCTTTGCGGAATTGCAGGGCGCTATTTTTCGGATATTTGGCGATAAATGGGAAAGATATTGGAGCATTAAGCAAAACCCTTTAATGCTTGAATTTAAGGGTAACGGTAATCAAATAATCTTTCGTGGAGTTAATGACGACAAGCAAAGAGAAAAGTTAAAATCCATTACATTCAAAAGAGGAAAGCTAACAGATGTATGGATTGAAGAAGCAACAGAAATCACTCAAAATGATTTTGAAATCATCGACGATAGATTAAGAGGTGAGTTACCCGAAGGGCAATTCTACCAAATTAAAATGACTTTCAACCCAGTAAGTGCTACTCACTGGATAAAAAGAGTGTTCTTTGATTTGCCTGATGCGAATACGCTAACGCATTCTAGCAATTACTTAAAAAACAGATTCATTGATGAAGCATACAAGGCTAGAATGGAACGTCGAAAAAAAGTTGACCCAGAGGGCTATAGAATCTATGGATTAGGCGAATGGGGAGAAGTCGGCGGATTAATTCTAAGTAACTACGTTGTTGAAGATTTTGACACGAATCCTGAACGATTCGACTATATGGTTAATTCGCAAGACTTTGGTTACAATCACGCAAACGCCCTACTTAACGTAGGATTCAAAGATGGTGAGATGTATGTATGCAAAGAGCTATACGTATACGAAAAAGATACAGGCGAAATCATACAGATGGCAGAACAGATGGCATTTGATAAGAGATTGGCAATGTACTGCGACAGTGCCGAACCTGACAGAATAAAAATGTGGCAGAAAGCAGGCTATAAGAGAGCAAGGGGCGTTGTTAAAGGTTCAGGAAGCGTAAACGCACAGATTGATTACTTGAAACAAATCCCAAAGATACATATACATCATAGTTGTATAAACACATATAAGGAAATCAGTCAATGGAAATGGCAACTTGACCCGAAAACAGGATTATATCTCGACGTACCAGTTAACTTTTTCGATGATGCGATGGCAGCGTTGAGATATTCAATTGAAGAAATTCGAAGAAACAGCCACTTGAAAGCCAAGAAGCGACCAAGGGGTTTTTAATTTAGTAGAAAGAGGTAAGAAATGGCAATATATATAGATGCTGGAACAGTCCCAGATGTTAACCATATCAGTTCTAGCGTATTTAGATATTTGATACGTAAGCATAAGACACAGATTGGAAAGTTCCAAAAGAACTATGACTACTATTTAGGCA